ACGACGAGCGGGAGATCCCCGTGGCCCGAGTCATCGTCAAGCCGGGAGACACGTTCGAGGTCGACGCGGATGTCGCGAAGGGCCTGCAGGGTCAGGACATGTTCGAGAAGGTCACGAAGTCAACTGCGCCCAAGGCGCCGAAGGATGGTGAGTAGCTGTGGCGACTGGGAGCGGAATCTCCGCGCAGGTCATGTTCAAGAAGGAAACGACGTACGGGACACGAGTCGTCCCGACGACCGGGTACGAGTTCGAGTCTGAGGGCGGCGTCCGCCAGCAGAAGTACCTTGAGTCGAGGCAGTTGCGCGCCGGCCGGTTCTTTCAGTCGGGCACCCGGCGGGTTCTGACGACCCGCGACGCGCAGGTGTCACTGAACGGCCAGGTTCCGAACAAGGACTTCGGGTCGATCGTGGATCTGCTGCACGGCAACACTGTGACGCCGGTTCAGCAGGCTGCTACGACGGCGTACAAGCAGACGCACAACCTGACCGGGGATCCGACGAAGAGCGCGACGATTCAGGTCGGCAAGCCGTCTACGGATGGGACGGTCCGCCCGTTCGATTACACGGGCTGCGTCGTCAATCAGTTCACGCTGTCGTGCGCAACCGATGACTGGCTGAAGTTCGCGACGACGATGGACGCTCAGGATGAGGACACGTCGCAGACGCTTGCCGTCGCGTCGTACCCCACCGCGCTTGAGGGCTTTCATTTCCAGGAGGCGACGGTCACGGTCAACGGGATCGTGCAGAACCTCGCGACGACGGGCGCGCTCGTGAAGTCGCTGGGGCTCGATCTGTCTCTGCCTCGCGCGACGGAGCGGTACGGCCTGCGGTCGACGGCCCTGAAGGCCAAGCCGATCCTGAACGACTACACGCCGGGCTCGGGGAGCATCGGATACGAGTTCGACGACATGGCGCAGTACACGCTGTTTCAGAACGGCACGAAGGTCCCGATCATCTTCGACTTCACATCGAACACGGGCAACCTTGCGGGGACGGCGATTCCGTACCAGTTGACGATCACGATCGCTCAGGCGCAGTTCACGGGGACGACTCCGACCGTGCAGGGCCCGGACGTCCTGTCGTTCGAGGCTCCGTTCTCGATTCTCGATGACGGTACCAACCCGCCCATCAAGTTCGACATCATCGAGACGCGCGTCACGGCCGTCTAGCGATGGCCGGCCCCGTCGTAGTGGGCGGTATCGGTGACCTGCGCAGGAGCCTGCGGGCTACCGACCGTGACGGTCTGAAGGCTGTTCAGGCCGTCACGAAGGCTGCGGCGCAGCTCGTTGCGACCGACGCTAGGCAACGTGCGCCACGTCGCACCGGCGCGCTTGCCGATTCCATCCGGGCTACCACAAGCGGCAACTCGGGCATTGTCCGGTCCCCGCTGCCGTACGCGAAGGTTCATGAGTACGGCGGAACGATCAGGCCTCGCGGAGTGCCGATCACGATCAAGCGTTCCGCGTTCGTCGCCTCCGCCCTGGACGACAAGGCGGAGGAGGTCGGCAAAGCACTCGCCGCCGGCTTTGACGCTCTCGCCGTGCGCCGCGGCTGGAAGTAGGGGTCAGCGAGGCCGCTTGAAGAAGTACTGCTGACCCTCGATCGCGACGAGTTCCCAGCCTTCTGCGCCCAGCTCGGAGAGCTGCGTTTGTAGGCGGTCGTCGCTCAACGCTGCTCGCATCCCGGGAGACCAGAGTCGATATTCCCATGTGGTGCGGGTGGCTGTTTCGTACCCCGGCGCCGGATTCATGCCCCCACGGTACCGAGGGGGCGCAAGCTAGGCAAACGGAACCCCCGGGCAGCACCTAACCCCCGAGAAAGGCAGGCTGCAATGGCTGACGAAGCCGAGCAGGTACTCACCATCGCCGTCGATGGCGAGCGTTACACAATGGACGACCTCACGTTCCGTGAGCGTCGCGAAGTTCGCCGACTGGCCCGTGACCTCGACGGCAACCCGGATGTCGACTTCGACGACGTGATGATCGACGACCTGATCGCTGCGTTCGTGACCGTGTGCAAGCAGCGCGGCACGCCCGCCTTCACAGTTGAGGATGCCCTCGACATGAAGCCCGGCGAGCTGCTCGCCGCCGCCGAGGACCCACCTACAAAGGGCGCGGCCAAGGCCGGCGCCAAGCCGAAGACCTCCTAGACGCTCGCTCGCGCTGGGTGCCGGCGATGTGGACTGTTGCCGGGGTCCGGCTGCTGGATATGGATGACCTGCGTATGAGCGACCTGCTGGTGATTGAGCAGGCGGTGCGCCAGTACGAGGAGGTGATGCGCGATGGCGGCGTCACGTAAGCAGGAGCTCCGCGTCGTCATCAGCGGCGACTCATCGCAACTCAAGCGGGCATTCGCATCCGCTGAGATGTCCGCGTCGAAGTTCGAGCGCGGTATGGGCTCGAGCATGGCGCGTGTCGGGTCGGCGATGCGTCATCTCAGCGTCGGTGCGTTCGCCGGCGCAGGGCTCGGCATCGGCGCGCTTGTGAAGGCCGGCGCGGACTACGAGCAGCAGATGGCGCGCGTCCAGGCTGTCACGGGCGCGACCGGCGCGCAGTTCACGGGCCTCGGGAACCTCGCGAAGCAACTCGGTAAGGACACGAAGTTCTCTGCCGGGCAGGCCGCTGAGGCGATGTACGAGCTCGGGTCAGCGGGGTTCAAGGCGTCGGAGATGTCGAAGGTGCTGCCCGGCACGCTGGCGTTGGCCGCGGCGTCGAGCGTGAGTCTCGCGGACGCGGCGGAAATCTCCTCGAACGCGTTGCGCGGGTTCGGCCTTGAGGGCTCGAAGTCGAAGCATGTTGCGGATGTTCTCGCGACGGCGGTGGCCGCGTCGTCAGTCGAGATGCAGGATCTGCAGTTGTCGCTTAAGTACATCGGCCCGGTCGCGAAGCTGACGGGGCAGTCGTTCGAGGACATGATCGCCGCCGTCGAGCTGATGGGCAACGCCGGCATCAAGGGCGAGCAGGCGGGCACGACGCTGCGTGGCGCGCTGACGCGGCTCACGAAGCCGACAAAGAGTGTCGAAGAGGGCTTGCACAGTCTGGGCTTGCGCGTGAGTGACCTGAACGGCCCGAAGGGCCTGAAGCCTCTCCCAGACCTGATTCGGATCGTCGCGCAGCACAGCGACGGTATGGCGAAGTCGACGCGTAACGCGGCGCTCGCTCACATCTTCGGGACTGAGGCACTGTCGGGCATGGCGGTCCTTGTGGACAAGGGCGCTGGCAAGCTCGACAAGCTGTCGAAGGCCAACGAGAAGTCCGATGGCGCGGCCAAGAAGATGGCCGACACGATGAACAACACCGTGTCGGGCGCTTTCGAGAACCTGACGGGCACGATCGAGACGGCCGGGATAACGGTCTTCGAGAAGTTCGAGAAGCCGCTACGTAAGGCGCTGCTGCATACGGCGGGGATCATCAACGATTTTCCGGGCCAGTTCAAGGCGCTGGAGGCCGGTGGGCGTAACGCGGCGACCGCTCTGACGGAGGCGTTCGGCGGCGTGTTCGGGTTGAAGTCGAACAACATGAAGCTCGGCGGCGCCCTCGAGGACATGTTCAAGCAGGTGAATTGGAAGGGCATCGGCAAGACGATCGGCGCGGGGATCAGCGGTGCCGTGAAGCTCAGCGGTGACTTCGCGAAGTCGACGGAGCGGGGAATCAGTGCGGCGCTGTCGCATGTCGATGGCCGCAAGCTGCTATCTGGGCTGCTGAAGGTGACGGCGCAGGCAATCAGCGCGCTGTTCTCGCCGTCGTTCTGGATCAAGAACTTCGGCAACATCTTTGCGACAGTGACGATCGCGATCCCGATCGCGAAGATCCTGAAGATCCCCGGCGCCGGCGCGCTCTACAACTTCATTAGCAAGCCCGTTCTCGGGGCGCTGGGGACGTTCGGCAAGTTCCTCATCTCGTCGCTGGGGAAGGTCGCGGAGGACGGGGCTACGGGCTTTCTGGCCGGCCTGGAGCGCCTGGCGCCCCGTACCGCGAACCTGCTGCTTGGTGTTGTGACTGGGAGCGGTAAGTGGTTGGCCGGTCTGCCTGGGGTGTTCAAGCGCGCGGGGAGCCGTGCTGTCTCGGCGATCGTCGGCGCGATCGGTGGCGGTGTCGCGAGGGTTGCCGAGGTCGCCGGGTCACTTGCGGGCAGGATCCTTTCTCCGCTTGAGAAGCTCGCGTCCAAGGCGTTCGATGCCGGGAAGAGCATCATCGCCGCTATCGGACGCGGCCTGCGGAGTCTCGTCCCACATTTCGATATCAGCCTGAATCCGTTGCACCCGCGGTTCAAGGTGACATTCGGGGGTAAGGCGGCAGGCGGCATCATCGCTGGCAGCGGCGATGGCGATACCGAGCCGCGGATGCTTACTCCCGGCGAGTTTGTCATTCGCAAGGCAGTCGTACAAAAGTACGGCGCCACGTTCTTCGCGGGCCTGAATGGTGGTTGGGGCACTGAGGGCGCACGCGGGATGAGCGCGGGCGGCATCGTACAGCGTGCGAACTCGATCGACGCAAAGGCCTACCCGTACGTGTGGGGTGGCGGTCACTCACGGACCGGTGTGCCGGACAACGGCACCGGCCGTGACCCGGGCATCGGTTTCGACTGCTCGGGGGCCGTGTCGGCGATCCTCGGTGTTTCACCGCCGCGTGTGAGTGGCGGCTTCACGTCATGGGGGTCTCCGGGCCCAGGCAAACCGATGGACACGAAGGTCTTTGCGAACGCGACGCATGTCTTCGCAGTTCTCAATGGGAGGGGTTGGGGAACGAGCCGCGAGAATCCTGGGGGCGGCGCGGGTTGGCTGAGTTACAACTTTCGTCCTGGGTTCACGATCCGGCATATCAGCGATAGCGACGGCGCGACTGCTGGCGGCGCGGGAAATCCACGGGAGCCCTCCGAGTCGGGGGGGCAGTTGCGAGCACAGATCGGTGCGAACATGGATCGCCTCGAGGCACTGCGAAACAAGCTCGGAACGATCCCGACCGGCAAAGGTCACAAAGCCCAGCGGGCCGCGATTCAGGCACAGATCAACTCTCTTGTTGCATCTAATCGCACGCTCCGTGGAAGCCTTCGCGATGCTCCTACCGACGCGGATGTGAAGGCTGCCCAGGAGAAGCGGGGCTCTCGGATCGTCAACGCCGTGGCGGCACCATTCTTTCGCGGTAAGGCCGGCATCTCCGCACTCTCCAGGTTCTCGTCAGGGCTGGCGTCGGAAATTGAGGGCAAGGACACCGAGTACGGGCAGGCTGTTCGTCGCAACGATCAGTCGACGGAGGATCTCGGGACACCGGCGGGTCGCGAGAAACGCAAGAGCGAGATCGGACAGTTGAAGATCCTGAAGCTCGCGCAGCTCAAGCGCGAGGAGGATGAGAAGAAGGCGCTCGAAGCTGAGGCCGCGAAGCTCGACGGTCTGATTCGGAAGTTGCGCGCGAAGCTGAAGGGCAAGCACGCGGCTCATGGCCCTACGGCTGCGCGAATCCGTAAACGCATCAAGGACTTCGACGACCGGCGGCTGGAGAAGCTTGCGGCGGCTCGTGCGTTGGGGTCGCAGATGGAGGACACGCGGCTTGACATCGGCGATCTGGATGTGGCGTCGGCTGAGGTCGATGGGACCCCGGACACTGATCCAGCATCGGAGCCTGGGTACCAGTCGACGACGGACAAGGTTTCCGGTGCTCTCGCGCACATCGACGCGCTCGAGCGGGCGGGGGACCTCAGTCCGACCGATGCGCAGAACGCGCGCATCGGGATTCTCAACCGGGCGATCGCCGGCGACTTTGGGGGCCTGACGGACGAGGAGACGTTGAGTCTGCGCGGGGATCTGCGGGACGCGACGTCGGCGTTGACTCAGGCGACGGTCGATAACACGCAGGCGCTGACGGATCTGAAGAAGTCGATCGATGACCAGTTGGCATTCGCGAACGGTGTGTCTGCGGTCACGTCGATGCAGGCGGTCAGGGCGATGTCTGACGTGATCTCCGGTCAGCTTGGCACGCGTGTGGCTGCTCGGTCGGCCATGCCTGGTTCCGGCTCTCTAAACAGGCTCTAGG